AACACGGCTTCATAAATTTCTTCCAGTTCAATCTTAGCGTTGCTCCAGCTGTAACAATAGATATCATCTTCTCTGAACTCACAATCACTACAAGCTTCTTCCCTCATCTTCATTCGTCCACCTCAATTTCAATCCGGGTATGCTCTAATCTGTTGATAATGTTTATGTTTTTTCATAGGTCTTCTCTCCATCTCGTTGCTACACAATGGAAGGGTATTCCGTCGTCAGTAAGGTCAGCATACTCACATGTAACATGTTTGCCGATATATTTCTCTTTTTGGTTAAGTGCTTCAATCTTCTCATACACTGAGCCAGGGGCTAAAGTCTTAAATTCATTAATTCCTGTACTCAATATTAGAATACCCCATCCTTCACGAGAAGGTATAATATCAATACACTCATACTCAGCATCATGTCGTTGTTTAATTTTAATCAAATCCTTAGAGCGCTTACCAATTTCGTATAACCCTTTGTCAGACCTCATTATGGCTCCTTCAAAGCCTCTATCCCTCATCTCTGCCCAATGACCCATGGTACCAAGCTCTTTGTCATAAGGTACAGTCTCTACTAATCTTAATCGAGCCCCAAAGCTATGTGATATCTCCTCTAGCATTTCAGACCTAGCTCCGAATGTCATGCTATCTCTATTATGAGGTATGATATCATACACGTGATACTCTAATAAATCTGTGCTCTTCTGTCTTCTCTTGGCCCAAGAAGAAATAGTCTGTAATGAGGTTCCATGATAATATAACTCTCCATCCAAAGTAAAATCTTCATACCAATTAGCCATTGCATAATTAGCTTCTTCAATGATCTCTGTAATAAGATTGATGGGCTTACCTCGCCGTGAATAGGCTCCGTCGGAACCAATAAGACAACGATGACCATCTAATTTTGGTTGGATCCACATGTCTTTAAAGTTTAAGTTACGGAGGTTCTTAAGCGGAGTTGCTAACATAGGGCTGGCAAGACCTAATTGNTTAGTGATTCCTTGCTTGGCCTCTTCAATACTGTGCTTAAAGCCTTGGTCTAATTTGCCTCTGACCCGCGCGTCGAGTCGGAGTTTAACTTGTTGAGCGATATTCCTACCAGATTGGTTGAGCTCAACTTCTTCTTTAAATACTTGGCCATTGGCGTGTATATATAAAGTATTATCTTCTGAGTGAATAGCCCAATGGTTAATACCATGAGCTCCTTTCATATATAACTTAGTTTCGTTTTCCATTTAATATCTCCTTGATCCGTTTAAGGGGGGTTTCCCAATCAGTAGCAACAAGAACTTCATGCCGCAGCATTTGAAGTTGCTTAATGAACTTGACTTGGTGTGGTGAAAGCCGAGCTAAGGGAACCTTAAACTCAACAAATATTGTCTTGCCATTTGGCAAAAATACAATTCTATCAGGCGCTCCGCGCGTTCCTCGTATTTCAAACTTATATACGAGTACATCGAGATTAGCGCACTCTTCTACAAACTTCTTTTCTATAGTTTCTTCTGGTCTCATTTCTTACAGTATGCTCCGCCACAATTGGAGTTCCATAGCCGCTTTAATCCTATACGTTTGATCCACTCCTTTTCTAAAGCGACTATCTCGTTCCGTTCTTCTGATTCTGCCATTATGCGAATTGAAAAGGTTTTCGCACCATAGCGGCGTACGGCCTTACCGGCCTTAGTTAATTTCTTCCACTTTATATTCTCTTGGTTCATATGGCTCTTAAACCTCCTATCTATATTATTGGTAATTCCAACATATTGCTTATTACACTCAGTACTTTTGAGAATATATAGATAGAACATCCTTAGCTCCACTCATCCTTAGCTTCTACATTAGGGTCTACTGCTTTTCTCCCATCAGTCTCAGGGGCTAGGGTAACCTTACCAGTAGGTTTGAAGACTTGGTCTTTAATCATTTCCCATTCATCGGGGCTAAGGGTTTTCTCCATTTGAGTTGGAGATTTAAACTTTTGAGTATAGATATCTTCATCACCAACCCCATGTTCTTCAAGGAGTTTATGGACCAAGTCTTGATCTTCCCAAGCTCTAATGCTTCTACCATAAACTAACTTAAACTTAGGTACTTGAGTTCCGCGCTTCATCTCTTCAATAGCATATTCCGTAATTGATTTGATCCATTGCTCAAGAGCTTTACCGTGCTTCATTATATTTGACAGCTGTTCCGGAGTTAGCGAATTAACCTCTAATAAAGACTTGCTAAACTCGTTCTTTGTCTTGGCAAAATCAGCAAATTCGAGTTTAGCGATTTCTAAATTGTGATCTGCATAAGACTTGCAAAAAGGAGAAGCTTCGCACCATTTGCAATTCTCTGCAGAGGGGCCAAAAGGAGGGTACTCTGACTCAGCTGCTTTGACGGCGCTTTGAGCTTCCTTTAAGAATTTGAGTAGTGCAGCTATGGTTATCTTCCACGAACGTATTGGGCCATCAAGGTGCGGAGCTCTAGGTTGTACAATTGTGAGAGTAACTTCAGTCTCTTCTGAATAATGATAGCCATTACGCTTAGCCCAAAAGAGAACTCCNAATGCATATACCATAAGTTGATANTTCTCTTCGACTTCAACTAATACTCCTCTTCCATATTTAAGGTCTATAATTTCAAAGGCTTCTTCTGATACAATGATAGCATCTGCAGTACCGAACATATTTTCTTCGACTTCGAACATAGGTACTTTAGTTTCGATGTACAACTCGCTATCCCAAGTTACTTGGCCACTTACATAGTCAGTGTACTTCTTAATCTCTCTTGCCATAGACTTGTCGACGGTAAACTTATTATACTCCTTGCCTATATAATTGTCTGGCTGGCTTTCATCTTCAAGACATGTAGCTCCAAGTTCATGAGCTGCAGTACCTTCTTCAGCATAGAAACTTGAGCCACCTCTCTTTGGAGCTTCACGTAACATTTTAATAGATGCTGGACAATTGATCCAGCGCTTGCTACCACTGGGTGAGAACTCGCTATGCTCTGCATCTGTCGGTATTGTTGGTTTAGTTAATCTCATAATATCTCCTATAATTTCTGATAGTTAGTTAGTATCTTGCCTTCGGCTTCTAATGGAATGCCATCACCCCATTCAGGTACTTCGCAAATAAGCTCTTCAAAATGCTTAATGTCAGCTTGCTCTTTTGGTATCTCAGCAATGATCTCATCGTATACACTAAAGAGTACTTTATATCCTGCCTTCTTAGCCTGCTGAGCTCCATAATACATAAGGTCTCTAGCGATTGCTTGTATAGCATTCTCTGTAAGCTTACCTCCATAAGTAGTTTCACGTAACCACTTACCATTGATTGACTTCTTATACGATATAGCTCTACGCTTAGCTCCCCAAGGAGTTATGGCTGTTGTGATCTCTACATCTGGGTACATCATAAACCTTTCAGAAGGTAACTTCATTAAGAGGAATGTTACTCCGCTCTTTGTCTTAAAGGTTTTGAAGGCTATCCTTCCTTTGGCTGCATAAGTGATTTGGCCTGTAATTACTGCTTGCATCGACTTACGGTCAAGCTCATTCCATAGGTCTACTACCTCTGGATAATCATTGCGGTAAGACTCAATTGATTGCTGAGCAAGGTCATCTGGCACAGTAACTCCAAAGCGCTCACATGAACCAATAAAGCCTTTCCAGCCTAAGCCGAATCCCGCACCAAGAATAACCTGTTTTCCGGTCCATCTTTGATTGTCAGTTATCCGCCCATAAGGAATGTTATAAATCTTTGAAGCCATATCCTTATATAGGTCAATGCCATCATGGTATTTGCGTAATCCATCCATTGAATGGGCTAACCAAAATACTAGCCGTGCCTCGATTGAGGCATAATCTGCTACTGCTAACACGTGATTATCTGGAGCTTTAATTATTCCTCTAATCGCAGATGAAGCCGCCTTAAGATAAGAAGTATACTTGTCATTAATACATTTGATATCACAACGGCATAAGTCCTTTGTAAGCTCGTCCATTGATTTGTATTTAATGCTTGGCTTTGGAAGGTTATTAAGGTTAAGCAATTTTGATATCGTCCTTCCAGTATGAGCGCCAAAGGATATTATCATACCATATACTTTGTCATCAATTGAGCTATTAATGTATCTATAATACTTGCCAGTCGATGACTTGCCAGAGTGTTGGCGCATTAAGAGTAATTCTTTAGTTACTTCATCGAACTTTCCGTATTTACCGTCTAATATTTCTTGAATAGTATCGGCTGCACAATTAGGTATATCCGCCGACACACATTCATGTACCCATTTCTTAAGCCTTTGCACTTGAGTCATTTTGGTTATTACACCGTGTGTTAATTCCTCAGCACGTTCGGCGAATGAAGCTTGGATGTCAAGCACATTATTGTATATCTTCAGGGCCAATGACTTATCAATTGTTACTCCGTGAAGATTACTTTCAAGGTCTAGCTGTATATCAAGCATCTCTCCTTCTTTAAAGTCAGGTAGATTATGATATATTTCTCTGCATACACGAGTATCTTGCTTGCAGTATTCCATAAATCGTTCTTTCTCTTTTGGCTTCTTGTTTAAGTCTGCAAAAGGGGGTATGCTAAATAGCTTTATCAATCCCTTACCATCATCAAGCTTTTCAGTTATTTTGAGGGTTTCAGCGCAAGCCTTAAGACCAAGTGGAAGACCTGCTCTGCCTGCCATATGCATCGTATCTAGCCATTGACTAGCGTCAGGTATAGGCCATTTATATCTTGGCACCATTACATATTTGAATATAGCTATTTCGAATAACATGTTATGAGCTATTATTTTATATCCACTATTAATACAATCAAATAATAGGTCTAAGTGTGGTGAATTAGGGGTGTCTACACAGATAGGTTCTCCATTACCTACTATATATGATACGATTAAAAAGTCGGTAGTTGGGTCAGCTGCATAAGCGAATGCTCCATCATCGATGCTTCTTTTGGATTTAGTTTCAAAGTCTATGAAGACACATCTTTCTAAATTAGCCATTATATCTCCTTATAATGAAAAACCTACTTATGGTGTTATCCATAAGTAGGTTTAGGGTTAGATTAGAATGATGTGCTTTCGTCAGCTTTAAACTCTGCGAAATCATCTTCTGCTTTCGTCGAACCATCAAGACGTTCAGCATCAGCCCATTTGAGGATATTGTTTAATCCACATCCAACTCCTTTATTACCAGAAGTATCATAGCCATAGAAATTAAGTGAGGCTCTAGCTTCACAGCCAGAGTAGAACTCATCACGCTCGATAATAGGGTTTAGCTGGCGGTCTACAATACCAGGTTGGTTCTTATTACCAGCATTAATGAAGAAAGTGTTAGCCCATTCAGGGCCATCACGCTCTTCATCACCATCTCCCATTGGGCATTTAAGGTTTTTAGGCCATTTAGCCCAATCATCTCCAAACTTTTTAGCTGCTGCATTAGCTATCGCTTGAGCTACAGGCTTTAATTCAGCTAAGTTATTTTTGCTGAATATCATTCCAATCGAATATTTGAGGTCTCCGTTAGGAGTTTCTCTTGGCTCGAATACAAAGGCAAAGGTTGAACGGAATACAGGGGTTTTGACTTTACCAGCTCCATTAGAATCTGGTTTGATCTTAAAAGTCTCAATCATTTTTTTCATACTTATTGACATAATGTTTTCCTTAATAACAATTTAACAAAAAAGTAAATTAAACGAGTTTTTAATTTACTGGGTATATTATAACACATGTTTTATCTTGTGTATACTAATATATTAAATTAACCGATAGTGTCTACCTCCTTTTGTCCAAAGTTCTAATGAAGAGCGATGTGCATATTCATCGCCAAAAAAGAGCCATTCACACGGAGTTGCTAACAATGCCTTTATGCAGTGAGTACAAGGAGAGACCGTTACATAAGCTGCGTAAATCCGTTTCGGATTCTCGCAATGGGCTATTGCATTTATCTCCGCGTGAATGGCGTTACATTTTTCAAGACCCTCTCCTGATTTAAAACCAGCTCCTTCACAAGGGTCATCATAACAGTGAGTCATTCCTTTTGGCACACCATTATAACCGGTAGAAATGAGGTGATTATCTTTATCGACCAAGACACATCCAACTCTACGTCTTGCACAAGTGCTACGTGATTTGGCTACTTGGGCTATTTTCATAAAATAGCTTTCAATTGATGGCCTATTCGGTACACGCTTTAAGCGATTCATAAAGCTGGTCACGGCTTTTGACTTCATCATAGTTGTTGAGGATGAATAAGTTAGACTCCTTCGAAAGTTCTTCTGCATATCTATTAAACTCCAATATATGGCTAGGTGACGAAACATAAAGTTCATCAAATTTATTTTGATAAAAATTATGATGCGTATCAAGGTAAACATCAATGTATGTCATACAACCTGCAATTATCGACTCATACATTCGTAAAGTGAAATAGTTATCTTCATAGTGTTTATCACCTATGATGACAGTACCTTTAGCTTTTTGCATAGTAGGAATAAATTGCTGATAGCTCACAGCTTTTGCGTATTCTATATTTGGCTTATCTGGCAAATTGCGTATATTGCCAAAGATAAGGTTGCTATGCTGAGGCTCCATAAAATAATGTTTAATTTTTCTGAGTTTATGTGCATTGCGAGTGGCCCCTCCAAAGGCTAAGTCATAAGGTCTATCTGCGAAATTAATACTCTTTTGGTATTTAGCTGTTGTAGTGCCAGCTAAAATGGTTTGAGCCCAAGGATAATGTAAGATTCCACTTGGCCTTATATTGTCATCCTTTTTATTAATCTCTTGTCTGACTTTAAGAAGGTCCTGTCCTTGACTAATATATATTACATTAGAAGGCTCAATAAAGAACTCACTTTCTTTGTACTCTGAGGCCCATTCACGGTTACAAATTGCAGGCCATAATTGCTTAAAGGATAACTGGCCATCTGTCTGTATATAGACAATTGGAGTTAATGTCTTAGCCATTTTGCGATAAAGATTAAGAAGATTCTTATCCTCTGTTCCTCCAAAGAAATTAATGCTAAAATTGAAAAGCAGTACCAAGTCGAAATCATCAAAGTTCGCTTCCTCAATTTCAGTAAACTTTAATGGTTTAGGTATTACAGTATTGCGAGTCTTATGGGTAACAATAGTAGTGTCAATTATCTTTGGATCAAGTTGTCTTAATGCATAAAGTATATCAGCACAAGCAGCAGATCTATTACTCTTTGAAAAGGTTATATTAGTACCACCTTTACATACTGCTACTTTCATGGTCTGATCCTCCATATTTGGTCTTTTTCAAATGCATCTTCAGTGACATTTCGGCAAGCTAATAAAGACCGTACTACAAATGGCCAATCCCAGAAACAGCGTTCAGGCATCGGTCTATATTCGGGGGTCAAGAAAGGATTGCTAATGAGATCATTCGACATATCATAATGCGAATCATAAATATGAGCGGACACTGCGTGCAAAGTTTGATGGCCTAATTTAATCATCGGATCATGAGTGTCAAGTAGCTTTGCNTTAAGCCTAGTTAAGATGCGTAAAGCCATGATTGTAAAGTTAAACATATCATAAGGGCGGCCAAGAATAAGATCATTTGAGCGCATAAGCACTGATACATTTAGCTCATTATTTCTAATTTGAAATACAAGGCTAACAGTGCAGCGATAATCTTTTGAGTGCACTGGATTAGGAACCCATATTGTCATGACGGCTTGTCGAGTAAATTGATCATTGTAGAGTTGGTTGACCACATATTCGATTTGGCTCATAAACATAGGGCCATAAGCTCCATTAAAGATATGACCATCATCGCTAAACTTTGCAATATGCTTGTTATAAGGTGCGATCTCTTCAGTGAGTAAGGCTCCAGAAGTTATCCAATAAGCTTCAGCAGCCATAAAGATATAACTAAGTTTACGGTCCGGATGGTAACAGACTGGCTCATTCATATCGAACCTAATAGTTTGGTCAGTTATTTCCTTAGTCATTGATCCTCTAACCTTTATATCTTCTCCGTGATCCATTACTTGGTCTATTGATTCAAGCCANACAGTATTAGCAGTTTGCATATTCAAGCTCCTTTGTAAAATCGTGAGTTATATAAGGTAAGTCAGTCGTGGAATCAAAATCTTGGGCATAGTAGTCATAGACTTTGGACATTTGCTCTGTATCTTTTACATATTCTTCATCAAGCCGTCCTTCCCAGCCAGCTAATACAATTTCTTTTGGTGGTAGGCATCTTATAACTTGGGCATTCAACTCTAAGAATTGTTGCTCAATAGCGTAATATTCAGTGTCAATAACTTTCTCATCTCTAATAATCTCTCCATAGATTTTAGACGAGATATGAGCGCGGTTAAAAATGATGCTTAAATCTCCAAAAGTATGAGTGATTATATCTTTTACTATATTAAGCTGTGACCTATAAGCTTTCATTGCATGAGCTTGAGAAGGATAAGTGCTATTATAAAAGTATATGCACTCCCTATTTTTCATCATCTTTTCGATAAGTGTGTCTTTGCCAGAGTGGTCTGGTCCTTCAAATATCGTAATCATAATAAGCTCCTAATATCTTTTGATGATCTGGTCCTTTCCAGCCTTCTGGTTTGATGACATCCAAAGAAGAACCTCTTTTTGACTGTGATGCATCATTGGCTCTGATCTTGCTCATATTTGCNCGCTGTATCTCATCCCAATGAGCTTGTCCGTGNACTCCCATAATATCAAGTGTACCAACNGCTATATAAACCAAGTCTAAAAGCGCATCAATTTGCTCTTCAAGATTTTCTTGAGCGACAGCAATTACGTATTCATCAAGTTCTTCTTGAAGGAAGTTGCGTCTAAACTGCTGAGTGCTTTTATTGAGCAACCCTACGGTTGTTCTTCTTGGCACTCCATATTTTTCGTGGAAATTGTTTAAATCTTCGAATAATGACATATATCTCTCCTGTATTTATTAAATTTAAGGCCCTTTGAAGGGCCACTCGGGATTTCACCGAGCAGCCCTAGCAGGGTCTACTTAGAATGTTTCTTCAGTAGCTTCAGTAGCTTCATCTACTTTTGAATCATCTTTAGGAGCACGAGTAGTAGGCTCGTACTCTTCAATTGAAGCTCCATCGACATCAATAGTGCCATGAGTAAAGTCATAATTGATATCACCCATAGTCAATCCATTGTCCAATGCATTTTGGACTGTAGCCGGAGCAGGATCCGTAAGGTATCCTTGAAAGCGATCAAAGGAAGCTGAACCTTCACGCTTAGGATTCTCTGTAGCATTAATGACGATAGCGGCTTCTTTAGTGATGCCGACTGCTTTTTTCTTTAGTACAACTGCGGACTCTTCTGACATAATATGTCTCCTTATAAGTCAATTAAAATAAAGTGCTTCGTATTAATTTTTTAATACTTGGCTATTATAACATATAGTAATTAAAAAGTAAACCACTATATGACTTGTTAGATTATTTAACCGATACATTGCTTTGATGATTCAATCTATAATTTAACAAATTCTGTAAAAACTCGCTAGACATGGAACCTTTCGATTCAATAGTCTTTATTATCGCTTCGTGTATTGTATTTTCAGCGATTAAACGTATAACGATAATGCTTGAATGTGTTGATCCTTGTCTCTCCATTCTCCTTATAAGTTGGTCGTAAGTATCATAGTTATAAGTAAGAGAATAAAACATAATGGTTCTACCATTCCCATATTGCAAGTTAACTCCGTGGGATATTTTATTCATTTGAGTAATGAGTATTGAAATTTTGTTGGTATTCCATGCCTTTTCAATAAATTGCATTTCACTGCCATCTCCGATGAAAATGGCATTTGGGAAAGCTTCCTTTAATCTTTTCTCATCTTCATTAAAATGATAAGCAATTAAAATAGGCTGCCCTTGTAATTCTTCCACCTTTTCTTTGGCTATTGTCACTAACTCATTATGTAGCGAATGTGTGATGCGCTTATCTTCTCCATCATAAGTATATATGAAGCCATTAGCAATTTGCCAGCATTTCATAAGAGCTGAAGTCCTATTGTCTGCCAAGACAGAAGTGCTTTCTTCATTGTCTAAAATGGCAAATAATTCGCGTTCCATATCTTTGTAAGCTTTTCTGGCTATAGGTGGAATTCGAATAGGTATGTCAATAGTGACCCTATTAGGTAAACCGAGCTCGCTATCAATATCAACAAAAGCTGTGATATCACTAAGAAGATGAATGATTTCATTTTGTGCTCCTGGCTTTAAAGCCCAGTTGTAACGTTTATAGTCTGTTGGATAAAAGTATTGATTTTGAAAGGCATAATAAGAAGTACCTAATCTCTTTCCAAGGTCTAGTATATATAATTGAGCCCATAAATCTGCAAAGTGATTTGGAATAGGGTTTCCACATAAAATGTATCTATTCTCAAAAGTCTTAAGTATCTTTTTCAATTCTTTAAAGCGCTTAGATTTAGCACTTTTGAACTTAACTGATTCATCAACTATTAGGGTTTTGAATGCAAAGTGCTTAGTGGATTTAATTTTAGCTACTAACCAAGGTATTCCTTCCGGATTAATGAGATATACTTGAGCTGATTTATGAAAGTTCTCATCTTTTTCTTTACCNTGTAAAAGTGAGATTTTAAGGTCATTAGCAAAGTCCCATTTCTTATGCTCATTAAGCCAAGTGGCATATAATATGCTTAAAGGCGCAATGATCAAAGTTCTTTTCCTATGGTGGAAGATGGCCTCTAATGCCATAACAGTCTTTCCCGAGCCGGGAAAAGCAAAGAGGCCATAGTGGTCTTTCTCTTTAAGACTTTGTATCAAAGGTTTTTGATACTTATGAGGCTTAAACTCCATTTAGTACTCCATAAATTCAATGATTTGATCTTCGATGTCTTCTCGAGTATTATCACTTAATTGGCACTCAGCTATGGTGATCTCTCCTATTTGGAGCTCATATTCGAGTTCTACCTGTCCGTAATAGTCATCACTACTTGGACAAGTTATAGCATGACCTTTCCACGGAGGAGTTACTTTGTAAGAGATTAGTTTAATAATCACCGGGACTTCTGTTTCGATTTCTTCAATATAATGTTTCATTTTTTAGCTTCCTCTTTTAATTCCTGAATTATTTCTTCTCTTCGATACCCGATTTCTCTATTGAATTCCTCAATGAAATCTTCTTTAATAAGTGTATCAACCAATTCGTATATGATCCTATGTACTTCATGAGGCTCAAATTGGATACATTTCTTTTGGGTAAACCGTATAATCTTTTGAAATTTAGTTTCTGCTCTCATTCTTCGCTCTCCTCCATATGTTTCTTCCATCTTCTGATTTATATTCTTTCATCTTTTTCTCCTTATGAGAGTTAAAATTATTGTGAATTTATTTAATTTCACTGGGCTATTATAATATAAAATATTCCCAATGTATACTATTATTAAAATATATCTGAGAGAGGTTACCAATCCGTATCTTCTTCGCTTTCAATCTCAAGATAATTGTATAATCGTATTTCACCGGGTTTGTCTTCCGGGTATTTAGCCAAAAGGAAGTCTTTAATCTCTTTTACTGTTGGTTCAGGATTCTCAATTAAGAATTTTGCGTGGTCTTCTAAGCCATAAACACTTATATATTCTTTCATAGCTTTTAAGGTGCGATAAACTGAAGGGTATATCATAGTAAAAGTTGTAGCATTCGCTTCTAATAGTTTGCTTTTGGTTCTTTTATTAGGATCCATAGCAAGTGAATTAAAAGTGGCACTGAGATTATGCTTATTAAGCCAAACGCCAAGACGTAAATTGCGAAGTTTATTGTTAGTGAGAGTATTAATTTTATTAGAGTGCTCAATTGGGTCAGTGTATACATATCGAAAGGCGACCAAATGATCATATCTATTCGTGATAAAATTCGCTGGATTATTCTGAGCATCAAGTTCTTCCTTTTTTGTTAATGGGTATCGCTCATCCGTATTAGGTAAGATGCCTAAATTCGCTACATAATTCATAATAGTCTGTAATTGCTTGTTATCTGCATTGAGCTCCATACAGACTTCTTTTTGGAAATGTGTTTTGTAATTCCAACTCGTACGCTTAACCTTTCGGTTTATTAAGTCTGTATATAAGACTCTTAAGCCTCTAAGTTCTGCACCTGGATATCCAAATAGAAACTTGACGACTCTGCGTATAGCGATCTCTATTTCAGTTCCCATTCTTGGGTTTGGAGAATAAAGGAGAGTAAGACGCCGATCTTCAAGCATCATAAGCGAATCTGGAAAATGATTTGTAGTGGTAAATATATTGATTGACCTTGCGATCTTAGTCGATTGTACAAATTTCTTGTTTACATGCTGCATCTCTGAAGTGCTTATCGCTTTAATCTTATCCCAAGTTTTCATATTTTGAGGTGAATCAGTCAAGTGTATTTCTTCGATTAAAGTCATTTCCTTCATCTCTTCATGTGGAGCTGTGAATGATTCAAAATCAGGGTAAATGCCGACGACGTCAAGGTTAAATAGCGAAGATATAAAAGAAAAGAAGGCTGTCTTTCCAATACCTTGTTTGCCATAGAACGCAACTACGTTATCAATGTTTACATTTGGTTGCTGTAATGGTAAAGCGATGCGATCCAAGAGAAACTCATATTCCTTTGGTTTAGATTCATCTGTGAGTGCTTTACGGAAGACATTATGAAAGAAGTCTAATTCAGTTTGTTCTTCGACTGTTACGGTACTAGGGTCAATAGCAATATCTTTTATGATCCCTAAATTCGCAACTCCATGTTCTAATATGTATTTAGCCCGTGCGCAATTAGGATCAGTCTGCACAACATTGCACGAATTAGCATAATTGTTAAACTCTGGAGTCGAATAGACTTTCTTCGAATTCTTTAACCCCTCAGGGGTGTATGAGTATTCATTATTAAACTCGTTATACGGAAGTGACTTCCAATAGAGTGAGCACTTATAAAGGAGATCAAACAAAACGCTAAAGCGCGGGTTCGTTCCTAGTTTAAATTGTTCATACTCCTGGGCAAAGGCTTTAGTGAACATTTTATGAGACACTTTTACAGGTACATAGACTGTATCGCTTGTTTTGATAAGCGTTTCACAGAAGGCCCGCCTATTTGTATTGTTGGTTAGCATAAAGCTCTGTTGCATAGAAGTTAAGTGCTCAACTCGAGCTTCATATAATTCCCTGTCTACAAGAGTGAAACCATAGTCATCTAACGGGAATTCCTGCATTACATGATCGAATGAGTTTTCAAATTCTCTTTTGGCATCTCGGATGCGTTCAAATGCACTTTTAGTCGTGGCATCAAATTCCCAATCCTCCAATTGTTCCGCAAATACGCTATTTTGAAGGATTTTTAATACCTCAGCTCCACGCTCGTAAGATAAGTTATATGTATACAAATCCATAGCACGCTGATAAAGATAGTCATTGCGGTGAGCCTCAAGCTTTTCGATGCCAAAGAGAAATTGATTTACCCCTTTAATTAAATTGTGCTGTGCCGCTTCTACATTCGATATAGAGTCTTCTGTAAGGTCCGCTGTACGGCTACGCATTTCTAGGCGCTTTACTGTCCGTTGGCGCTCAGCCTGTGAGAGGCTAGCCAAGTAAGAAACTAATTTATGCGATAAGCTTTGTGGAGCGATTTCATTTTCGAGTATATAATAAGAGTTATTACTTCGCCGATAAGTACCCGGCCCTTCAAATGTGACATTATAATCTGGTAAGCAGCTCTTAACCTCAATAGGCAAAGTGCGATCTGGTAACTCGATTTCTTTAAAAGCATTTTTCTTTATATCATTTACGAGAATACTAGTTGGTATAGTGTACCATTCCTGAAAGCCTGTCCCAGTAGGTGTTTTCACTGTGAAAGTAGGCTCCAAGTCAAAATAGTCGTGTACTTGGCGCTGAAGCTCTTTAGTATCTATTGGTGGATTCTCAGAACCTTGCTCATGGTCATCATAGTCAAGTATGATATAAGTGGTGTCTTGAGGCGCAGAACGTGGGTCTATTTTGTAATTAGCCCATTCATTTGAGTTGGCGATTTTAAGTCTTGTTTGCTCTGCATTTAATAGGTTATGTTTGTCATGCACTCTATGGTTGTCAGTTCTTGAGCTTCGGTATTTAGCCTCTGAGCCAAGAAGAAACTGCGTTTTCTTTAGTTGATCGAGCGTTGTGTCTTTATTCTGTGCCATTTAGGTGAGGACTCCTTTAAGTGTATAGTATATAGCTAAGAGGGTTGACCCTCCAGCCGTGATTGCAATTGTGATTGCAGCTGCGGTCCATAAAACTGAATTGATCTTGGATAGTAGTAACTTTATTTGATTAGAGGCGTTTGACAATTTTGACTTTAATGACATAAGTAGGTTGTAGCTCCTTTGCTGGTTAGATTTATACTAATTTAATTTAATGAGCTATTATACACCATTTTGGGCCTTGTGTATACAAAACATTAAATTTAACCGACTTAGGTGCTATTGTTATGTTTACTTCTTCGGTAGTCTGTGTTATAATATATATAATAATGAGCTAGATAACCATTTAACCACCGCTATCAACATAAGATATAAGGAGTATTACCCTATGGATACTAAACCTAAAAGCTATTACCAAACAGAAATTCCGATCGAAGATAAGGGCGCGGAGCACTTGACGTTGCTTGCAACAGGCCGTGAGAAGGGAGGTGCGGAGCACTTTAGAAAGTCAGAGTTTAAGAGTATGATTGGATTTGAGAAAATGCTCTTAAGTGATGATGAAGTCCCTGATATCTTAGCCGTTATTTGGCTAGAGCACTTTCCTATTGACGTATACACATCGAGGAAAATAGCCTCAAAGGCTGCGCGTATGCCTAAGGAACATATAAGGTCCGTAGTGTTCCCTTTATATCCGTTAATGACTGATAGCCAAGAAGAATTCTTTGACCTTTTAGTTGCTTTCGGAGCCGGAGTTGGTTTAGACCTCGTTTCGGCTGAGTTGTTTGATGGGGCTAGAAGCGGAGATCCGAGAGCAGTTAAGATGTATTTAGAGATGCAGAGTTATATAAGTGGACTTGGAGTTGAGAGTGAAGAGATCGGTCCAAAAGGAGGGTTAAGTGTTTCGTTTGATATAACGGGCGCTTTGCCAAGTAAGAAAACTTAGCCCTTGTGTGTAGTGTAGACGAGTATAAGTGTGAATTTATGAAGCGTTTAGCCTTATAAGCTCATTGCAATAATAGTAGTAGATTATTTAGCTGGTTATAATATAATTATACAATAAAATAATGTTTTATCTATATAAAATAATCTACTATCTATCCAGAAATATACTTCTACTCCTATTATCTACTTAACTTAACTCTAAAAAGAATAAATAAGAATAGAGGTATATCAAGTTATAGGAGAACAGAGGCATATTTCGCAGATAAGTTTCTGTTTGGGAGCAAAGGCATATTTCGCAGATAGGTTTCTGTTTGGGGATAGGCCCGACTCGCGGACAGAAAGAAAGCCCGACTCCATTTCAGAGCCGAGCTTTCTGTCTTGGTCAGTGGATCAGTTTACCATTCGAAGACTGCTTGCCATCTATTCCTAGTCTCCGAATACTCGAGTCTGATCGTGATCTCTTCTTCAAAGATAGCGGGAAATAGGTCTACGCCATCACGTGGGACTAGGTCCATAATCGCATCGGCGAGAGCCTGTGAGGAATCTTGCGGCAGGGGAATCATTTTCTTCTTGGTCATACGTATATCTCCGTCTATGACGCGGGTGTGCGTCGTTATGTGTAAGTACCCCTACCCGGATGGGCAGGGGTAGGTGGGTTACGACTTAGGCTCAGGCTCAGGTGCATTTACCTGGGTACCATCCACATCGTATATCGCGAGTAACCCTTTCTCTTCATCATATCGCAGGTCTGCTCGGGCGTATTTCTTATCGGCGAGTTCGAAGTACTCTCCGACTGTCGTAGCCTCTGCATATACCTCATATCGCGACCAGGCCTTGCCTGATGGGCGTTTGGGATTGCTCGCATACTCGATCGCTGTGTCCGAGTCTACCTTCACTGCATTTATCAACATTTCCATTTTCATTCTCCTTGAATGGATTTCGGAATCACCGGATTGGCTTTTCCTGGGGAGTATTATACAACGTAGGCTTCCAATGTACAATTAAATGTTTTTATATGCGTATAAATTCTATGAATATGGTATTGCAAATCAATAACTTAGGATCAAAAAACAACCGAAAAAAGTTTGCCTCGCCTANGNGNGTGTAGACACAGGTCGTCAGTGGGTCGACGAGCGTGCGTTTGAACATAGCACGCGCACGCGTAATACCTCTTAACTCAGCCCGCGCACGCGTAATACCTCTTGGCTCGGTGGAGAAGAGGTATTACGCGACGGGGGCGGGCGCGTTATTACGCGACGATGCTAGGTTGGGAGAGGTATTGCGCGAACGCACGTGCACGTCATCGTAGGCGCTATACCAGATGGCACGTGGACTTTGGCGGGGCGTATACTGTTGATATATGTACTGCTCGCAATTTAGGGCTCCAGGGCACTGACACATGCAGACTTGCTCAGTTCTAAAATTTAGGGCTCCAGGGCCCCGACACAGGCAGACTTGTTCAGTCCTAAAATTTTTAGGGGGGACTTAGAGGATCACATACAATGTTTCGGCTAAATTAGATTTATTTCATCGAAACTGTGTACACACGGCCGAAGAAGTGTTATAATAGATATTATGGAGAATATAAATTACATGGCATCACCAACGGCTGGCAAGTTCCACCGCGATGATAGCTTTGTACGTGGGCTTATCGGACCTATCGGGTCAGGTAAATCCGTCTCCTGTTGTATAGAAATCTTTAAGCGAGCTTGCGAGCAAAGAACTCACACTGACGGAGTCCGCTATTCTCGTTGGGTTATTGTGCGTAACACTTATCGTGAGCTCGTTGATACAACTATGCAAACTTGGTTTGACTGGTTCCCTAAGGGGCTAGGCAAATGGCGTGCTGCTGATATGAAGCACACAATAGAATTTTCTCTTGGCGATGAGAGTGTCGTGCACTTAGAGATTCTGTTCCGAGCACTTGACAGACCGGATGATGTAAAGAAGCTTCTCTCTTTAGAGTTAACTGGCGGATGGATTAACGAAGCTAGAGAAATTCCAAAACCGATTCTCGACATGCTCATCGGCCGTGTAGGTCGATACCCATCTAAAAGGTATGGTGGTGCTTCTTGGTACGGCGTAATCAACGATACCAATCCACCTGACACGGATCATTGGTGGTACCGTATGTTTGAAGAGCAACAGCCAGAAGGATGGAAGGATTTTCACCAGCCCTCAGGAGTCAGCCCTGAAGCCGAGAATGTCGAGAATCTTCCTGAACACTACTATAAGCGCCTTTCTTCTGGTAAGGACCAAGAGTGGATCAACGTATATGTTCATGGCAAGTATGGTTTCGTACAGGACGGCAAGGTTATATATGCAGAGTACAACGATCAGCTCCACTGTGTTCATGATTTAGGGCTCTCCGAGAAGACTAATAAGGTTATTATCGGTGTTGACTTTGGCCTCACTCCTGCAGCAGTGATCGCACAGATAGCTTCAGACGGCCAAGTACAGATTATAGACGAGATCGTAACTGAAGACATGGGAGCTGTCCGCTTCGGTAGGCGCATTAAGGAACTGATCATAAGCAATTATGACAATCTCCCTATGGAAGGATATGGCGACCCAGCAGGGGAACAAAGAAGCCAAGTTGATGAGCGGACTCCTTTCTTTGTATTAGAAGCTCAGGGTGTCTTCCTACGACCTGGGCCAACAAATGACTTTACGATTCGCAGGGAATCAGTAGCTAAATTGTTGACTACTCTAACTCTGCTTGGTCGCCCCCAATTAGTAATAAGCCCAAAATGCAGAATGCTCAGAAAAGCTATGGCCGGCGGTTACAAGTATCGCCGTATTAATGTATCTGGTTCAGACAAATTCGCTGAAAAGCCAGACAAGAATATGTATAGTCATGTGGCTGAAGCTCTCCAATACTTGTGTACTGGATTAGGACATGGATATGAATTGCTTAAAAGAGCTGAAGATGAGGTTCCTAGAATGCATCAGGCTCAGGATCACAACTATGACCCTCTCGCGAGAGCCGCATGATTACCTATCAGACAATGGATTATGCAGATATTCCAGCGGTAATCTCTCTTGGTTCTCTGATGCACCAAGAGTCTAGATACTCTCAATGGCCATATGACGAAGATTACTGTTCGGATATAGCTGATAGAGTTATTAATGAACCAGACAACTTCTATAGCAATATAGCTAAAGAAAATAATGAGATACTCGGCATGATGTTTGGGATGAGGACTCGTCCTCCATTTTGCAAAGCTGATATAGCTACAGACTTATTGCTATATGTACACCCAGAAAAGCGCAATGGTTCTATGGCAGTACGCTTAATTAAAGGGTATGAGCGTTGGGCTAGATACCAAAATCTTTCAGGGATTCAGATTGGAGTAACAACCAATATCAATCCCGAAAGAACAGCTAAATTTTATAACAGACTGGGATACTCCTATTCCGGTTACTTAATGACAAAGGATTAAATTATGTGTTTTGGATCAAGTTCCCCAGCCCCAACTCCACCTCCACCCCCACCACCTAAGCGTACTGATCCTGAGGTTAAAGAGGCCTCAGCTCGAGAAAAGAAACGTCTGTCTGCCCGCAAAGGTCGGTCAAGTACTATGCTAACCGGTGGGTTAGGTNTAACCGATGATGCTCCAGTAGCTAAGAAGACTCTGCTTGGGTCATAAAAGATGAGTGTTTCCAAATACATAATTCAGCGATTTGGTGATCTCTCAGGAGCTAGAGGAACTTGGGAAAGTCACTGGCAAGAAGCAGCTGAATTGACTTTCCCTAATCACCCTACCTTTACAGGTGAGGAATCTTCAGGTTCGAAGAAAGGATTAAAAGTCTATGATTCTACAGCGATTCACGCTGCTGAGATTTTAGCCGCTGGGCTACATGGAACACTCACTAACCCTGCTTCAGAGTGGTTCACGTTGCGCTTTGAAGATGAGAAACTAAATGATTCACGTGAGTCTTCTCTTTGGCTTAAAGGCGCTGAGAAGATTATGCGTAACGAGATACAGAATTCAAAATCTGCTTTCTCAACTCACATCCATGAAATGTATCTAGAGTTTGCCTCTTTTGGTACTGGAATCCTATTTACTGGCGAACAGAGTGATAAAGATGGGGTCTTATTTAAGTCAATCCCTCTCTCAGAGGCGTATATTGCGGAGAACAAAGATGGCAAAATTGA